CGAACCCAGAGCCTAGATGCTCGGGCCTGTCTAGTAGCCAGTCTTGATATCCTCGTGATTCAAAATATCTGGCAATACCGTACTTGTTGTTCTCTATAAGAATTGGATATCCGTAATACTTGGCAGCCATCAGGACATCCTCATAGAATATCTTAGCAAGGGGAGGACGAGAGGCATACTCAGCAACAAACATATTGCTGGGGTGTGCCATGTTAAACTTGTTGAATAGATGGCATGCGCCCTTAGAACCGCGGCCATCTACCGTAGCGTCAATGTCATAGGAGTCAACACCCCCGCAGCCCAGCCAAACATTCTCTGGGCGGGCCTTATTGCGAAGTTCATATGGAGGTAGCCATGCTATGCGCCATCGGCCCTCTACGCTGGGACTGAAGACAACCTCACTATCGCTCACACCATCTCGCCATACGAAGTTGCCCGTTACTATAGGATTGGGGAATAGCTCTTGGTTATACTGTATCTGCTCGTATATCTTCTGAACATTGAACAGCGATGCTTTGGCGCTATCTCGAAATGCTTCCGCTGTTGTGAAGGGGAACTGGCGGATGACCTCGTTGAGTTCATACGAATCATTAACCAGGGCTTTCCTTTCGTTCTTTAGGAACGTCTTAGCCCCTATGATTAGGGGCTCCCCGTCGGTGGAGACCATAGGTTTCTCCGGGTCATCGGCCACGGGCAACCCGTACTTATCAAAGAATCCCTCTAGGGCATCGTATGCTGGAATGAACATGGAATACAATCCGCTACGTGTACGTCCGTTCTCGTTGCGTTCGTTTGGATTGCTAGAGTCATAGAGGTCCCTGAACTGCCTACCGCCCTTGTCTAGGGGATTGACGGTACTACCAACGATAGCCTTCCCTACAATCTTCCTACCCACCAGGAGGCAGGTCCTGTGGATACGCCATGACTCACGTATGTCGGTAGGCTTCTCCCACTTGCCTGCCTCATCTAAGTATAGGATGTGTAGCTTCTCACCGTCATAGGCATTGTTGGTGGTGTTCTTCCAGTTGATTACTGTGTTGAGCGCTTCTCCTTTTTGAGAGGTCTTGTTCTTCTTGGTGATTCGCTTTGATGGCTCCCGGAAGGCGAGTTCCATACGGGGGTTAGTGGTTCCGTCCTGGATGGGTTTGAAAAAGAAAGGAAGGGACTTATAGATAGGAACAATCTTCTTCATGAAGATGTTCTCCTGGGCGTCGGAGCCTGTCTTTGACATAACACCCAACAGCTTGTCCTTCACCTGTGTAGCCTCGTTGACAAGGACAGAGGCTGACATATTCGTGTACCCCGAGCGACGGCACTTGACATATACCTGACCTAGGCATCGCGGGTCTACTGAGCAAGCTTCAAGATGTAAGAACAGTTGACGCTGGAAGTCCAGGTAATCGGGGTACCCAATATCAATCTTGGACCATTGAAGAAAGAAGTAGTGGTTTCCTGTGATGTAGGTTGGTGTTCCATTGTTGTAGAACCAAAGTCCTTTTCTGCGTCTTTCATATTCTTGTGCAATATAAGGTGTGTGTTTTGCCCGAAAGGAGTCAGGCATCTCTAGCCACTGCTCCATGCTAGCAATACGGCGCAGCTCTTCTGGCAGCTCTTTGCGTACCCATCGCTGCTGTTCCTTAGGCAGGTCGTGGTACAGTATGTCTTTCTTTAATGGTTGCTTAGGCAATTGTATGTCGAGTTCAGATATAGTAATAACATCGCCCCGCGTTTCCACGGGGCAGATGTTGATTACATATTCATCTTTTATCTCAACTAAACCAGCCATTACGAATCCCAGTATATGAATACCCAATCATTATTTTGAGAATTGTTCTGCGAATCCGCCTGAATAGTCACGTTGCTCTTGTAGCTCGCCATTGTCTTTGAGGGTTTTTATAAGTTGCTCAAGGCGTTCCCGTTCTACGATAAGCTCTTTAGCGTCAACCGCTGTTTGCTTTATAGACTGCAGTTCTGCCTTGCGTTGTGAACCGCTAAGTTCTTGGTCTACAGGCTTTTGTATCTCATGTATCATGTTCTCAATAGCCACCTGCATTGCCTCCATGAGCCTTTGAGCGGTGTATACGCTATCATACTTCTTCTGTAATCTTGGCATAGATGTGTTGTAAGTAAACTCGGTATAACTTTTCGCCATCGACTTCCATCAGATAGTCGGCATTCTTCATGAAGAACACCTTGTCTCCTTCGTGTAGGCCTAGCTCCTCTAACTTGGGAGAGCCGTACCGAATGTAGCCGTACTGATTGTATTCCTTTTCTTTCTGTACTAACTCAAGGACATCACTCTTCAGTTCGGCGTCCTGCTCTGCTGGGGTTAGGAATATCCATTCTCCTAGGATTTTAACCTTCCCACTCTTCTTGCTTTTGTGAGCATAGGCTTGACAAACGAATGGGTCATTTCCCCCATCGTAAGTAACATAGTAAAGTCCCTGCTCTCCATCCACAAGCTGGCCACGCCGGTCTTTATTTTCATTTAACTGCTGCCCATTATACACGAGGTGATTTCCTCCAAGGACAACGTGGTGATGAAAGTATAGCGTGTCGCCAATGTCCACTCCCGTGTTATACTTCAATGGAATACCAACGACCTCTCCTTCGTAGGCCCTGTGTTGGAACTCGTTGAATTTTGAATCTAGGTATAACTCAGAATCCCCGACTTTTATGGTGTCATTGACAGCCTTGGGGATATGGACAATAAAATAATATAGGGGTTTCATTCAAAGTCGCAGTCGTGTTCAATTAAACATGGCATATCGTCAACGGTCTTCCAGAGCATGATGCCCTTGTCCTCGTTAAAGATGTACACAAGGTACCGACGAATTCCGTATTTAGCAAACGTACGTTCGTCCAGTACAATTGAATCCACTACTGCATCCCCGGCCTTCTGCCCTACGAAGTAGGCCATAGCATCCTTGGGGTTTTGTCCGATGATAATTTTTCTAATGAGTTCCATTGTATTTTTAATTTAGTGATTAGCTACCACAAGCTTCACACTCCGGGTCGTCAATGCGACATGTTGGGTTTACGGGAATTTCTTCCAAGTCGTTAAGCCAGGACCCGAAGTCCTCCTTTATCTCACTCATGGTATTTGTTAGTTAAGGTTAAGCCAGTAATCTATAGAATCGCTAGACGGTGTGTCATCATCATCATCCTCGTCATTGTCGCTATTCTCTAAATAACAGCGATGCATGGCATCGAACATCGCGTCTATCTCTGTGTCGTTCTCTGCGTTGAAGCCTGCAAGAAACTCATAAGAGTTGCTCTCTTGGTCTTCATCGTCAATCATAAAACCAAAGCAGTATGAGGCAAGGAACTCATTGCTAGCATCGTTGCTACGAATGATTTCCACTACCTCGTCCATCTTCTCCTTAATGGCGATGAACATCTCTACGCGCTTTGTACGATTCATTAGAAGGAACTATTTGCAGTCCCTAAGTTAGTCAAGGTAACGGTAGAATTCGTGGTGACGGTATTGCCTGCTGCTGTAGATACAACGGTTACATAATAGGTCTCTCCAGCCTGCATATATACGGCCTTACTGAATGAAGCAGCATAGGTTCCAGTCTTAACTGTCCGGTAAGAGATAATCTCGTTGGTGGGTCCAGAGTCTTTAACAAGAGCAATCGTCACATCCGCATTCACGGTACATGCCATCTCCAGATTGATGTCCACATTGTATAGGGCCTCGCTGTTAATCTGGAATGCATCACGTGGATTGACAAATGATACCAATTGTATTTCTGAGGAGGCAGCACCAAAAGTCACACACGATGTAGCCAATGTAGTTGAACCAGTTGCTGCTCCATCTCCATATACTTCAGCAAACGGAAGCTTCAATGCGGTCGTTGGGATATTCGTAACAGCCTGAATCCGCGCTACAAAAGCATTTTGCTGGGCAGCGACGTTAGTTCCCATATAGTCTGTTAACTCTGCCGCTGTTATGGATTTGTACTCTGACGCTCCCTCGTCCCAGATAAGAAACTTGTCGTTGTTAGCGGTGCCAGAACCTGTTAGTGTATTGAGCGTTCCTGGGTCAGCAAGACCAACGGTGCTACCGGTAGCAACGATAGGCGAGTTTGCTGTAATGCTTGCAGTACCAATGGGGCTAGTGCTGAGGTTGCGTGTAACCACAACTCCTGTAGAACTAAGCATAAGAGCTGTGACGTCTCCAGATGCGGCTGCTGCCGGGGTTCCAGATATCTTCAGGTCACCAGTGGTCTCCACCGTGTCGGTAGAAAGCTTCAGGGCTGTGGATGTTCCTGCACCATCTTCTACAATCTGCTCTGTAGCAGACGCAGATGAGCTCGCTAATTTTAACAACAGCGAATACGTATCCTTGATTTTACTTCCGCTAAGTGATGCCATAGTATTACTTTTGAAACAAAGATACTTATATGCCAAAAAGCGTTGTTAGCCGAAAGAAGTTATTTAGGGAATTCTCTAAGATGCACCCTAGGCATATCCCTGACAACTGCATGAAGAACCTTATCTTCTTGTACAGGGAGGCTAATGAGCGCTATGGACTGGCTCGTCCAGAACTAGATATCCTTCTGTTTGTCTATGACCTTGAGTTCTTTACGGTAGCCTACTTGGCTAAGACGACCGGGAAGTCCGAGGCACAGCTAAAGAAGAAGTTCATCTATAAACTGGTAAATGACGGCTTCCTATATAAGCACTTCGATAAACTAACGCCCAGTCAATCTGTAGAGGACTTCTTCTTTCGTGACGAGACCAAGTACAACTATAGGGTTCGCTATGCCGTGACACAGCGTGGCCGAGGTATCATCGCCCGTCTATACAGTAAGATGCGTGGGGATGCTAAGTTCAACCTTTCTTTGCACGACGAGCAGCATCCATAGCGGCATTCGGCTCACCAGCATTGTGTGACACAAGACGAAAGGGTGCTTCTTTGCTTGCTCCTTTGTGTGGCTTGTAGGCTCCCTTCATCAGGAAGTGACGGCCACCCTCTGTCATCCAGTGATATCCTTCCGGGGCTGGGACGTTGATGCTCTTGTTTGTCTTCTTTAGTTTCATCGTGGTCCTATGATAAACTCAGCAGCATCCTTATACTTATCATAAGGCATGGCTTCCCATGCTTGCTTTGCAGGTGGGTTCTTAACCATCTGAGCAAGACCCCGCAATCCTGGTGCTACGACCATAGCTCCGAACACTGGCTCTACGGGGCGAAGCCCAGCCTCTGGTCCGATGGGCCGTGGTGCTTGGTTGTATCTAGCGTAAGACATGGCTAACTGACGCTGTTGCTCGTCTGTCAGCTGGGACTTACCCTTGGGTGGGTCAATGGGTCCACCCATTAAATACTCACGATACTTCATTGCTACTTGGTTATTTCAAAAATCATATCGTCAGAACGATTCTTATTTTTCCTAAAGTCAAATTTACGAAATTTTAGATACCCTTTATTTGCCGCATGCCTCTCCAGTTCCTCAAACCAATTGTAGTTCTGTATGTCTTCGATGATTAGCTTTCCGCCCTCTTTTAGTTTAGACATGTAGAGCGTTATAGCATCCTTCATGCTGTCTAAGGAGTGTGGTCCATCATCAATGATGTAGTCGTATGTTTCATCTTCAAACGTATCTCGAACAAACACGGGATTGTATGCATCGCTTACGTGTATTTTAATGCGCGGGTACTCTACTCCCTGTCGAACAAAGTCGTATGAATCCATTACGCCATCCCATACCTCTACACCTTCTATAGATGCTTTATGAAACCAATGGTGCCACAGTATGAGGCTACCTCCAGCCATGACACCTATCTCTAATATCTTACTGGCGGTGTCCCGTTTGTCTTTGAATTCTTCGCTGTAGTAGGCAACTATATAGTCATGTTCAGAGCCCTTGTCTGTACTGTATGCCCCGTTGCCTATTGGATGGATGCACTCCTTTCTGTATATCTTTTCTAGCTCTGATTTCATTGCTCACTTATATTTCTGTTTTGCGAAATTAGTAGATTTGCGTATGGCTAAACGTATTGAAGCGCAATCGCTTTTCGTAAGTAAAAGCAAGAAACGCCGGAAGCATTCCAAGAAGGCTTCTGTCAATAAGCATTCAAAGAACTACAAGAAGCCCTATAACAAGCAAGGTCGATGAGTTTTTTATCTGACATAGAGCACGTAGAGTTCTCCTATAATGAGTATATAAAAGAGAAAGCTGAAAAGAAGCAGATATTCCTGCATCATACAGCCAGTGGACCTAGTGGTGTTAGCGTGTTCCGCAATTGGAATATGGATAGCCGCGGTCGTATTGCTACATGCGTATGCATTTCAAATACTGGTGCTAAAGAAGGAGACGGGCGCATCGTCCAAGGCTTCTCTTCTAAGTATTGGGCCTACCACCTTGGCGTTAAGCGCGATGTGTTTGAGGCCTATGATGTTCCCTATATCTCCCTGGACAAGTATTCCATTGGCATCGAGTTATGCGCATGGGGTCACCTGGAGGAGAAAGGTGGCAAGTTCTACAACTACGTAAACCGTGAGGTACCCAAAGAAGAGGTCTGCGAGTTGGAAGAGCCATATAAAGGCCACCGCTTTTACCATCGTTACAGCGATGAGCAAATACGAAGCGTAGAGAACTTGTTGCGTTACTGGAATGAGGTATATAATATACCCATTGAGTATGACCCATGACAATTGTGGGATGTGTCTAAAAGAGCACTTCGTGGAGAGCCGGGTCTATATACCCACAACTCAGTGCGGAAGGATAAGAACGACATCTTCCCTCAGCCAGAGATGATTCAAATGTTAAAATTACTGTAAGATGCCAGAGCCCAAGAAGTATAGACGCGTATACGCCGACAAGGAGCGTCGCATGTATTCCAATGACCCCATGCGTCAGCAGATTGCATCGAAGTACAGTGAGCCTGTTGTTCCTATTGAGGAAGTCGTAGTAACTCCAAAGTACCGCACGCTCCCACAGAATCGTTTCTTCCGCAGACCCGGTGAGACAGAGCAGCAGTACTACGGTCGTATGGCTTCGCAGGAAA